CATCTTTTTTCATTTTCTTATTTACTAAATCTATTTTCTCTTCCATTTTATAAGAGTAACATTTTATCTTTATGTTACGACGCAACATGTCACAACATGTCACAATATGTCACTATATATAATTCATATACGCCTTCGCTCTCTTTATGTGAAATGACACTTATGTGTAGGAGGTTACACACCTTACACACCTTACACATTTTACACATTATGGTCATTTCTTCATGCTAACATTTTTTCACACACATATTTAAAGGTAGGTTATGTCACAATATGGCATAAGGCTACTGGTACCTATAGGTAAGAGACATGTATACCCGATGATACACGAGAATTGTGGAGGGGTATATATACGTGTCTTTTTACCGTTATTTATGAACATACTTTTTTTTTCCGGATAGGGGTCTAAGGATATGTTTATTTTAGTTCTACTTACTTTATAGGTCCTTATTTTTAGTTATTTTATATTGTTACATTAGTAAAACGTTATTTTTTACGTTTTTGATTTTTGGATATAAAACGCGATGTTTTTTTTTATCGCATAAACATAAAATCATACACAACTATAAATGCCAACTCGTTACGCTCGTCGTCTTCCAATTCGTCGTTCTTCTCGTCCCCAACGTACCCTTCGTGGTCGTGGGGCTTATCGTTCTAGTTATGTACGTCCTCGTCGAACCATGCGTGGTCGCGGGGCTTACTATATTTCTGGAGGTGCTTATGCCTCTGGAAAAATTCCTGGACTTGGTAAGGCAGGAGCTGCTCTTAATGCCGGATATTCTAGCGGTATGGTTTCTGCACCCAAATTATCTGGATTGGGTGCATATAATCTTTCTAACATTAGACATAATGTTCTTATCAAACCTGATATGCCTCAGGTCATGAACACAGTTTATGCTGAGGGTGGTACAATTGTTCGTCATCGCGAATATCTTGGACCTATTGTTACGTCTGGTACTGCCAACGCATTTAAGATTCAGTCTTTTGCTCTTCAGCCTGCACAAGATGAGTCTTTTCCATGGTTGTCTCAGATTGCGTCATCGTATGAGGAGTATAAACCCAATGGAATTATGTATGAATTCCGTTCTACCTCTTCCGATGCTATTGCTTCGTCAACTAATCTTGCACTCGGACAAGTTATGATGGCCACTCAATACGATCCTACTGATTCTGAGTTTACCAATGATGTTCAACTTTTGAATTATTCATGGGCTCAGTCAGGTAAAGTCTCTGACAATATATGTCACTATGTCGAATGTGACCCTAAACAATCTCCATTGTCTCATCTCTACACTCGTAGTGGTACTGCCGCTAGTGAGTCAGACTTAAGGTTTTCTGACTTTGGTCGGTTTTCTATCGCTACAAGCGGTTTGCAAGGCACACTCGTTCAGATTGGTCAACTATGGGTGACCTATGAGTTTATCTTCTTCAAGCCTAAGCTTCCTACAGCTTCTGCTGTCCCTGGTGGATTCTATCACTATCATAATGCTAACAACGTCAGTACTAATCAGCCTTTGGGTGATGCTGTTGACGCCACGATTGATCCTGAAAGTAACTTGGAATTGACTATTCAAGACAGTTACGCTCCATCTACTCCAGATGCTGCTGTGGTTTTTCCACCTGCGTCTCAACCTCAGTCTTATATGATTACCTGGTCATATTTTGGTACATCTACTGCTTCAGTGGTGTCGCCAAATCTCGGTTCAACTACAGATCCAGGTATCACGTTTATTAACTATAATTATAATAATACTGACCCTCAGATTGATAATCCTGCTTCAGCTGCAACTACGACTCAGTGTTGCACTGTCTCATGGATTACTATAGATGGAGATGGTGCTGAGCATACTTTGATTTTGGCACCTGGTGTTATTCCTGCAACGCCATCTGTTGATCTTTACATCTGCCAAATCCCGTATCTTGATCCTGCTCTTTATCCTTGATCATATCTTACATACGACTTAAAAGTCGTATGTTTATCTACATTCAGTTTTTAATCTATCTATATTTTCTTCGATGATGATTTCTTTTATTCTTTTCCTACAAATGATAATATAGTCAATACACCAATCGAGGTTATATCCGCGATGGGCTTGTAGCATTGACCAGAGTATTTCATTTTGCCAATATTTTATTTCATCAGCAGGTCCTTCAAAATCGTGGTCGGAGGGGTGACTAGTTTCACATTCCATTTTCATTTTATCCATTTTCAGTAGTGTAATATTTTATCTTTATATACATACGTTATTATAACGTATGATTTTCAATCAAAGAATGTTACCCATCGCTTTGATTTTTCATTATAAACTAGTTTATAAGTTTTCCCTATCTCTTTAAAATTTATATGATCTTCCCAATTATTATTTCCGTCACTCTTTATCTCATAGCGCGAGAAGTGCGCAAACTTATTCTTAAAATCCGCAATAGCGTAGATACCAGACCAACCGTCTCTTAGTATACATTCTTTATTATCACATTTCGCTTCATCGTTACACTCAGATGAGTTTATCCAGTGGTTGTATTTGTTACAACTTGGACATCTGATTTTATTATTTCGTAAGATACAGTATAATTTAGCACGAGTACGCATTTATATATATGTAACATTTTATCTTTATGCCAAGTAATGCCCGCATGGGCTAAAAGAGGGGAGCGTTAGCGACCCGATAACTATAGCGGAGCGTACTTATGAATTTTAGAGCGAAGCGATCCCACTTTTCCCCAAAAGAAGTAGTCAGTTAATTATTACCTGACTACTTCTGTGTCAGACTTTTTTTAGTGTCATTCTACTAAATTAAAAGTCTTCCCGTGTTCACATAGAATGTTTTTAACTTCTGTGTCAAGCTGTGTCAGCTTCTGTGTCAAACAGTTCATACGTCTTACAGACGTATGATATTACTTTTTACTAGCTCTTAAGTAAGCGTTCACTACTGTGTCAGCTTCTGTGTCAGGAAATTCAGAGTGTTCATAATCTCTGATTTGAGCTAGGTATTCTTCCTCAGTGGTTTTACCATCTCCTATATATACCACTGAGATTCTTCTAAGTAGTTGTGCTATTTTATCTTCTTTAGCTACATTCTTGTAGCACATATCTGGTGGTTTACTGCTAGATATTCTTATTTCTTTAGATACAAATGGCATTGGTTTTCTTCCTCTACGTGGGACTTCATGGTACCACATGTCGCACATGTTTAACATATGGTTATATGTTATACCACCTCGAAAGTCGTTAAGGATAACTATATCCTGTTGCTTGTATCTATCCCACCATCCTTTATCATCAATCCAAACGTAAAACTCATTAGAGGTTTTATCTTCTAATTCTTCAAAACACAATTTGCTTTTACCGGATCCTGTTGGTCCGTAAAACCAGGTAGTTTTTGGGGGTTCTCTTCTTCCTTTTGCGTTTGCTTCATAGATCGAGTCTTCAACCATGTGCAGACCTCTCCAATGCTTCGTATATACGTCAGGGTCTTCGACGAATATATCTAAGAGAGTCGTATTCCCTGCTTTAAGTTCAGCAACTGCGGTCATAGTTCTTGCTGATAAACCTTGGTGTTTTCTTTCACCAATTTCCATCACACAAGCGTTTAAACCGTAAGAAGGACCTTTAGTTCTTAATCTTTCCCATTCCTCTTTAGGTTGTTCACCTTTACAGCAGTAATCAATGTTATTCTGTTCTGTTCCTTTAGCTAGATCTAATCTACAACCGGGTAGTATTTTTCTTACACCCGAACCGTATCTAGCGTTTTTAAAAGTAATATATCCCTGAAGATGCGGAGTACCGCATACTTCACCTACCTCTTTTCCAGCAATAAGAAATCTGCATTCACCTTCCAAAGCCTGCAGTATTTCAAATACATCTAAAGGGTAGTTATTCCAGGTAAAGACCCACGATCTTCCGCGTGGTCCTTTATCATCTTTTTTCATTTTCTTATTTACTAAATCTATTTTCTCTTCCATTTTATAAGAGTAACATTTTATCTTTATGTTACGACGCAACATGTCACAACATGTCACAATATGTCACTATATATA